CTTTATTCATTTCCTTCTGCCTCCTTGATTAGTGTTACTGCCTCGCTTACTTTGTCGTATTCTCCGTCGTACTCCCAGTTACTGATGGCAATTTCTAACGCCTCTTTGATGAGATTATTCATAGTGCCTCCTCCTTTAGGTTTAGTCCTTCAATAATATCCACCGCTAATGCGTGAATCTCTAAGCAGTAAGGTGTGTCCTGCCTCATCATTTTCTCTGCCACTTCACGCAGTTCCAATACTTTATCTGCCACGCTCTCAGGTTTAGTTATCACTTGCTTTCCTCCTTTGGTACGCACTCCTCGCACCTAAATAGATCGTTCTCTTGTAACTCAAACTCTTTTCGGCAGGCTTGGCAGATTACTGTTGAGCCTACAAAATCAAACTCGGTCATTACTTTCCTCCTCTATCTTGATTAGGTCATCTATTTCAGGGGCATAAGGCATACGCCCTGCCTTCTCGCTCTCCTCCCCACAGGGGGTTTCAGCGTGTTTCATCAGCGTTCGATCTGAGAAAGACCAGCCACAGACTCCACACTTAGGCATTGACCACCACCCAGCACGAATCACAGGTAAAGCCATTGGGTAAGGCTTGCGCCGTCACCCTCTCCCCCTCGCCTGTTGCGCTACACGACACACAGACTAGAGAATCATCTAGATACACGCCGATAATATCCTCGCTCACTTCTTGCCCTCCCTCTCCCATAGTGTTACCCAATAGGCTTTGCCCTCGCCGTCTAACTCTTGTGCCTCTAACTTTGTTAGTGGGTTGTTATAGTTGAGCAGACTCCACCAACGCATACTGCGCCACGCGTAGCGGATACCTAGCCACGCGCCCTCTTCCTTGTAGGCGTAGCCTGTCTTTATCGGCAAGCCCTCGCGCTCTATGCGTATCTTCTGCCCTAGTCTTACGCGATCTTCCACCTTCGACCAGCCCTCTATTGCCTCTTTGTAGGCGTTTCCACCTAGTAAGTTCGCCACTTTCATTTCTTGCCCTCTCTCCCTATCTTGCTCAGTATGTAAAGCCCTAGCCCTATGACCAGGCAATAAATCAGCACTTGCCCTAGTCCGTTAGTCCAATTAGTAGAAACCTCAAACACGAGCCACCTCCGCCTTCAATTCAAGGACACGGCGGGCGATAAGGTCAAAGGGGTATGAGCCCTGCCCTTGTAGCATTTGAGCAATAAAGAGGGAAGCGGTGTCGCTAATCTTCTCCTCTACCAATTCCACGACTTGCGCGGTTAGTGTCTCCCACTCCTCCCGCAAGTTGTCGGAGATAGTGGCTACCTCCTCGCCCTCTTGCTCTAGTAGTGAGCGATAGGTGTCGTAATCATTCTCCGCCACTAATAGCCAATCATTAGCGAATTGTTCAGCGTAACTTGTCATCTCTTATCCTTTCTAAGTGGAGGCTAATTCCTCCCCTCCCCTCAGGGTAGGCTATCCCTGAGGGAAAGGCAAGCATTAGACGGCTTCGATTATGTCGCGGTCTAGCCCTCTAAACGAGACGCTATCCACAATTTCCCCCTCCTCATCTATCCACACTTGAACAAAGAATGGCTCACTATGCCACCCGTTCGCCTTTGCTATCCCTGCCCACAGTTCGCGCTTCTGTTCGATCAAGTTCATTAGATTACCTCCGTGAGGGTTTCGGATTCGGTAACATCATCTTCGGCGTTCTCTAGGTCAAAACCTTCGCCTTCATAGTCTTCCGCGCTTGTGTGTCCATAAGCCACAAAGAACTTAGCGAGAGCCTCCTCTGCGCTTGTAGCCATTACCTCGTAACTCTCTCCGCTTAGTATCGTGTAAGCCGTCTTCTCGCTCATTATGCGTTTTCCCTTTCCTTGATTCGGGCGATGAAATCGCGCTTTGCCGCCTTGATGTTCTCGCCGATGTAGCGATGTTGAACGAGATACCCTCCGATAATGGCGGAGAGGGTGAAGCCGTCCGTCTCGTGTAAATCTACGGCGATGTCTTTCGTGTTCATCTCTTATCCTTTCGGGGTTCGCTCATTCGGCTAGAACCTCCCCACCGCCCACCCGTGAGGGTGAGCGATAGGCAGACGCTAGAGTTCTAGGTCTATTGCTTCGCCGTGTCTAGTAATCGCCCTCTCTAATTTGTCGGTGTCGGCGAGGTCAATCTCTGGTAGTTCGGGGTTCTCTTCTGCTACGGCGCGGGCTAGGTCTGCTTCGGAGATAACGAAGAGGGTCATTCCCTCGCCCGTTTCGGTGTCAATCGTCCACCAATCGCCGTTTTGATTCGTAACATATAATTTGCTCATTAGTTGAGACCTCCTAGACCGCAAGCCTTACGAAAGCGGGCGCGGTCAAATCGTGGGTTTTCGTCTTCTAATCTATCGGCGAGAGCCGTAACGAAAGAGTCTTGGTAATCGGTTGAATACCACCAAGCGGTGGCGATAGTCTCTGCCAGTAGTTCATAGTCTTTGCGTGTCATTCTTTGCCCCTTTTCGGTTCATTCGGCGGTGTTGCCGATAAGGAGAAAGATATAAGAGGGTGTTCTATCCGTCAAGCCGTAAAGCGGTTATGTCTGGTCAAACCTTTTGAGGGTAATCACTCGAACATCTGTTCGATTTCGGACCTCTCTTTGGTTGAATCTTCAACTATCTGTAAGGCTAAGGTGGAGGTTGAGGGTTAGGTCTGTCGGTCTTGAATCGGATTTATTATTGGAAAAGAATTATTACAAGGCAGGGGCGCAGGGTGCCGACGGTGTAGCACGCCCTCCTGTCTTTCAAGGCATATCGGTCAAAACGGACAGGTCGGACAAGGCGGACAGATCGGACAATACGGAAAAAACGGACCCCGTAGTGCTAAAAAACGGGCGGGTGTGTGCTGTACTCCCCAACTAAATATCTCGCCTAAATAAAGCCCGATATGTCCGATTTGTATACATAAAATGCCGCGAATAAGGTGACTTTCGTCACTTAATAGAGAAATGCGATATTTTTCCTGCCTTAAGTATAGTAGGGAGCAAATGCGGAACAGCCCTAGCATTTGCGACCAAACAGGGCGCTGCGCTTGCGCTACGCGCCTGGTAACGGTTACCAACTTACCCCCTTGCTCCTAAGGTCGCTTCGGGGCGCTCAAGCCCCGCTATGTGGTGCTAGGCACCACTTTTAGTGGGGAGTAATCCATCCATCAAAGGATCTAATGACAGTCACGCCCAACAAGACCAAAGAGTCAGACAGAGCAAAGAGGGTAATCCTCCAGTGTATGGCTGAGGGTATGACTGTGGAAGAAGCCTGTAAATTGGCTGGCAAATCCATCAAGTCCTATGAGTACTATCGTAAGTCTGATGATGCTTTCCGCAGCCTAGCAGATAGAACCCGCCTAGGATCCATCGAGAAGAACTTTGCGGATACTGCGGCCCTTGGCCTAGATTTCGTCACCTGGCGCGAGAAGTACCTCAAGTCCAAGACTTTCCCCCACCAAAAGAATCTGATAGATGTGATTGAGGGTAGGGACCCATCGTGGCTTCATCCCTCTATGAAGTATGAAAAGGGCATCGGCGATAACCGCATCCTTTTGAACATCCCACCGAATCACGCAAAGTCAATGACGGTGACGGTGGATTATGTCACCTACAAGATTGTTAATAACCCGAACTTTAGAGTTCTCATAGTTTCCCAAACCCAGCGTTTAGCGGCTGACTTCCTTTATGCTATAAAGCAGCGACTAACGCATCCAATGTACGAAGAACTACAGCAGGCCTACGCCGCTGGGGTTGGGTTCAATACTAAGACAGCATCCTGGCAGGCTACCCGCGTCACCTTCGGTGATGAACTCAGGGAATCCTCAGAGAAAGACCCTAACCTAGAGGCTGTCGGTATCGGCGGTCAGATCTACGGTAAGCGTGCCGATATGATCATTATTGATGACGCTGTGACCTTATCCAACGCCAATGACTTTGAACGACAAATCAAGTGGCTTACCCAAGATGTACGCTCCCGTCTCAACCCGACAGGCAAACTGGTGGTGGTAGGTACTCGTGTAGCCGCTGTAGATTTATACAGAGAACTACGTAGCCCAGACCGTTACCCTGGTGGCTTGGTCCCCTGGACCTATCTGGCTATGCCAGCCTTGCTGGAGACACACGAAGATCCCAACAAGTGGGTTACCCTCTGGCCTTACTCTGATATGGCCTTTGATGGACAAGGTGAAGACCAGAAGACAGAAGAAGGTCTATACCCTCGCTGGAATGGTAAACACCTTTATGCTGAACGTCAAGCGATGGATGCCTCTACCTGGGCTTTGATTTACCAACAACAAGATATTTCAGATGATGCCATCTTTGACCCAGTATGTGTCAAGGGTTCTATTGACGGTATGCGTAAGGCTGGAAGATTACAACCAGGTTCCCCAGGTCATCCCAGAGATTTGAATGGCTTTAGCGTTGTCTGTGGCCTAGACCCTGCAATGGTGGGAGATACCGCAGCAATCTGCTATGCGATAGATCGTGTAACGCATAAGCGTTATATCGTTGATGCTATCAAGATTACTAGACCAACACCTGCTCAGATTAGACAGTTGATTGTAGATTGGTCCAATGTCTACTCACCTAATGAGTGGGTAGTAGAGCGTAACGCATTCCAGTCCTTCCTTACTCAAGATGAAGGCATCCGCCAGTTCCTTGCAAGCAAAGGTATTATCTTGCGAGAACACCATACTGGTAATAACAAATGGGATGCAGGATTTGGTGTGGCATCTATGTCCACCCTCTTTGGTACCAAGCAGCAAGATGGAAAGCATCACCGAGATAACATTATCCATCTGCCATCAGATCAGACAGAGAACATCAAGGCTCTTATAGAACAACTTATTACCTGGTCACCTACCACTAAAGGTAAGACCGATATGGTAATGGCCTTGTGGTTCTGTGAAATCAAAGCACGTGAGTGGCTCAGTAACGGTATACATACAGCCCACCATATGAAGAATCCATTTTTGTCCCGCTTTGAACGGGGCAAGCGCAAGGTCATCAACATAGATGAACTCCTTGCAGAAAAAGACAGACAGTTCATCTAGGAGACATTATGCCAAAAGTAAAAAAGCAATCAGTATCTAAGGTGCAAGAGAAGGCTCGTACAGCCAGAGCATATGCTAACGACAAGTTTTATTCAGAGTATGCAACAGAACAAGCAGCAATGAATCTTTCTCGTGGTCCTAAAAAAGGTATTGAAAAAGTACCTTTGATTGGAACCAGATATCCAAACTCAGCAGAAAAGAAAGCAGCCAAGTTGATGCAGAATCAACGTGCTGCAGAAACTGAACGCAGTGCTGCTCGTGCAGCAGCAGTTACAAAGCGTGCAAAGGCAAAGGCTGAAAAAGCCAAGACAACCAGAGCGCTTACTGGTCAGGCAAGCAAACCATCACGTAAGGTTACAAAGCGTTCAACTGATTTAGCCAAGAAGTCTAATAAGAAGAAGTAGGGATTATGCCAGGAATGAAGAATACAAAAACGCCTAGAGGCAAGAAGACAAAACTTCCACCAGATTACGATGTGATTATGCCTGGTATGGGTTATACACCTCCAAAGAAGAAGTCACCACCAAAGAAGATTAAGAAGAAGTAGGGACAAATGCTTACAACCAAAGAGGTCATCGCTAAGGTAGCGCGACTGCAGACTAAGTATGCAGCACGTGACCAGCGTATGCGTGACGTACTATCAGTACGCCAAGGAGATATCAGCAAGGTTTATCCTGC